CCCCCCCTCCCCTTTTTCTAGTAATTAACTAAAAAATTTTAAACACAAACACAAAATGAAAGAATTAATTTTAATCCAGAGCGAGCTAAAAGCTCCAAAGAATCAGTTTAACGCGTTCGGAAAGTATAAATACCGATCCTGCGAAGACATTTTAGAAGCTGTAAAACCTTTGTTATTGAAGTACGGCTGCACGCTAACAATTCACGACGAAGTAAAGGAGGTTGGTGGAATTGTATTCATTGAATCAACTGCATCAATTCAGAAAGATTTGGAAGGTAGATCGGTAACTGCTCAAGCTGGAATCGACCCAACTAGAAAAGGAATGGACATTGCGCAGTCGTTCGGTAGCAGCAGCTCATATTCTCGGAAATATGCGCTCTCGGGGCTTCTATTAATCGACGATACAAAAGACCCAGATTCAACGAACGATCACGGCGGTAAAAAAGAGGAATTAACTCCGGCACACGTTAAATGGCAAGGCGCAAAAGATTCTTTGTCTAATGGAAAAGTTTCCATAGAGCAAATTAAGTCGGTTTATATTTTAACAGCACAAAACGAAAAACTTCTACAGTCATGAACTTTAAATGCAGAGCTAGCGCGCTTGGTCAGATTATGACCAACGCGCGAAGTAAAAACGAAACTTTATCGCAAACGGCAAAAAGCTACCTAGAAGATTGGGTAAAAGAGCAGGTTTACGGAGTAAAAAAGCAAATTAAATCTAAGTACATCCAAAAAGGATTGGCCCTCGAAGATCAGGCAATCGAGTTTTACTCAGTAGCAATGGAAAAGGATTTTATGATTAAGAATCTGGACCATTTTGAGGACGATTTCTTCACAGGAACTCCAGATTGTTTCCACGAGGGAATAGTATACGATTTTAAAACCTCGTGGGACTGCTTTACTTTCCCTCTGTTCGACCAAAGTCCTGACACTGGATACTTCTATCAACTTCAGGTTTATATGCATCTGACGGGCTTAAAAAAGGCCAAATTGGTTTACACGCTTCAGGATACACCAGATTTCTTGACTTTTGATGAGCCAGTAAGCTATTCCCACGTGGAAAATCAATACAGAATAAAGGAATTTGACATTGAATACGATCCGCAGGTGATTGAATCAGCAAAGGAAAGAATTATTGAGTGTAGAGAATATCTAAAAGAATTAATGTCATGAGCGATATAACGATGTGCGAAGGAATAGATTGTCCGATACGGAGTAAATGCTACAGATTTACAGCAATTCCTAATTACTATCAATATTACTTCAATAAAACTCCTTTTGAATATGACTACTGCGATAAGTTTATTTCAAAACAGGAAGAAGAAGATTTTGAGATTAAGAAATTTATAAACACTAGAGAAGAAAACGAAATATGAAAGAGACAGCAGTAGATTATTTATTCCAAAAGTTATGGGATACACCAAAGGATAAACTTACTTGGTACAAAATCCTAGTTGATGCCAAGGTGATTGAAAAGGAATTAGAGGGTAAAAAAAATAACACAAACAAATGACTTCATTAACACAAGACCAAAAAGACGAAATTGTTAGGCTTTACAAACTAAAAATCGAGAATAAAAACATTGCAACATTTCTAGGATTATCGAAGCACGTTGTAAATAATTATCTCTACAAAGATTATCTAAAAACTAATGAGAGATCAAAGTACACCGGAGAACATTTAAAACAGGCCGACGTGGTAATCGAAATGTACAAAATGGATTATCCTTACAAGCAGATTTCTGAGCGTACTGGATTAGCCCATCACCAAATTTGTTCTGTAATTCAACTTACAACACATAGAAGAAGACAAGGAATAACAATGAAAAATCTTAAAGAAATACAATTTTTGTGGGAAAAAGGAATGCGAATTGCTTCAATTTCTTATAAACTAGATATTCCTTATGGTCGAGTTCAGTACTGGGTTCGAAAGATGCGATCAGGGGTGTACACAAGTTTACACTAAGTGTACACCTAAGTGTAAACCAAAATCGGCCTAAATTCGCTCCAATCGCAATAAGTGAACACTTTGAACACTTTTTGGCAAAAATGAAAAAAAATAAATTTTCACTAGTCAAAAAAAATACATTACGAAAAAAAGTGTAAACTTGTAAACTTAACCCAAAAAAGTGCCAAAAATCGGTCAAATTAAAGAGTATAGGCGGTTTTAGGGGTTTACACTCTAGTGTAAACTAAGTGTAAACTAAGTGTACACTTTTAGCCAAAAAACACCCTACCCCCCCCCTATTTTTCAAAACTTTGTAAAAACACAATGAACGTAACACTAGGCAGAGCAATTAACTTATTAAACGCTGGATTCAGCGTGATGCCCATATCAGAAGGTAAAAAACCCCTGATTTTATGGAAGGAATACCAGACAAAAAAGATAGAAAAAGCCGAGTTAGAACGGCTAGAGTCTAAAACTAAAGGTTATGGTATTATTACAGGATTTTATGGTACTGAATGTATAGACATAGATTTAAAAGTATTCCCTAGTGTACAAGAGGGTAAGAAATTCTGGAATGAGTTTATTTCATTTGTTTCAGATTACATAGACGACTTCGCTAGAAAGTTCGTAATCTACAAGACCATTAACTCTGGATACCATATTATTTACAGATGTGAGAAGGTAGAGGGAAACAGAAAGCTTGCTACACTAAAGGGACATTCTCAGGCGCTAATCGAGACTAGAGGAACTGGTGGATATATTTACATCTACGACAATCAGGTAAGCGAATTGTCCTACGAGGAAATACAAGAAATTTCTGTAGAAGAACGCGATTTATTGATTAATCTATGTAAGTATTTTCACTACGAGGAAAAGGTAGATGAAATAAAGCCAAAAGAGGCCGATTACAGCGGTCTAACTCCTTGGGATGACTATAATCATAGGAACAAGGCTTTGGACCTCTTACAGGGCGAATTTATAGCCATTAAGCACCTATCTGACCGCATAGTTCTACGCAAGGCAGAAAGCAAGGACGCTTTGCACGGATTTATCTATAAGGATACTGGTCTATGCTACCTGTTTACGACTGCGACGATCTACCCGCACGAGACTCCGCTTAGTCCGTTTGCTATTTACGCGTGGAAGTTCTTCCGGGGCAATTATTCTGAGGCTGCGAAGGAATTGTACAAGGAAGGATACGGCGAGCGCAAGATTAGGAAGGTAGAAATAGAGCGAATTGAGATTCCAAAGGAGGAATTGATATTTCCAATAGAGGTATTCCCAGAGGAATTGCAGAATTATATTCTGTTAAATCAAAAAACTCTAAATCATTCTATTGACTATATGGGATGCTCCTTACTTTGGTACATTTCTATATGTATTGGTAACAGTTGCAAAGTTCAGGTTAAAACAGGCTGGAAGGAATCTGTAAACATTTGGCTTGGATTGATTGGTAAGGCTGGCCTTGGTAAAACCCCTAGTATAAATGCTGTCATATTCCCACTATCAAAGAAAAATAGTTTTGAGATTAAGCACTATCAGAACGAGTATAAAAAGTACAAAGAATATGAGAAGCTTAGTTCTAAGGATAAGAAGGATGTAGAGGAAATTAAAGAGCCAGTAAGAAAGCAGATTATAGTTAACGACGTAACCGTAGAAGCGTTGGCTGACCTACACGAGGAAAACGAAGTTGGAATCGCTGTGTTTAAGGATGAGCTTAACGGCTGGATTAAGGATATGAATAAGTACAAGCCTGGTTCTGACCTTGAGTTTTGGCTGTCCTGCTGGTCGAATCAGGAAGCGATTATGACTAGAAAGACTGCAAAGAGTAGTTTTATTCAGTCGCCTTTGATACCCGTGTTGGGTGGTATACAACCTGGAATATTTTCTCAGATATCTACCTTGGAAAATAAGGACAATGGATTCCTAGATAGATTGCTTGTTTGCTATCCTGATAAGGAAATTGAGCATTACAACCGCAATGCGATAGATCAGGAAGTATTGGATTGGTACGAAGCTTACATGAGTCAATTCTACAACCTGATAAGAAAAGAAGTCTTGCAGTTTAATAAGTTCGGTGAGATTGAACCTAGAGTGATACGATTTGATGCGGAAGCAGAGAAAGAGTGGGAAAGAATCTTTAACAACATCACAGATATGCAGAACTCAGACGATATTTCTGAGTATGTAAAAAGTATGTTGAGTAAGCAGAAGGCTTACATCCCAAGATTTGCTCTTATTATTAACTCAATTACTGCTTATAACAAAAGCGATGGATTTGACTGGGTCAGCAAGGATAGTTTACTTAAAGCTGAAAAATTAAGTAACTACTTCATTGCAATGTCCAAGAAGATTAAGGTTAACTCAATTGAAAGTTCAGAGCTTGGTGAGTTGGTTCGGTCATTAAAAAATGAATCGATTGAAAGGAAAATACAGCAGATACAGGAAGCTATTCCTGATTTTAATAGATCAGAGCTTGCTGAGATGTTAAACGTAAGTAGGACTACGATTTATAAACACTTGAAAAAATGAATTACATTAATCATAAATCGAACAATGTAATAGCAAAATATTATTACAAAGGGGATAAAGGATATAAGTATGCAGTAGTTGAAATAGAATGCTTATCTCATAATATGCAATTTGTAAAGTTTACAAGGCAAGATGGGATTCAAAATTTAAGAAGACAATGTTTCTGTTGCGGAGAATTATCAATGGATTTAAAAAAATCATTGGTAGAAAATTTTGATGATGTTCAGGAATTTAACAATGATTTAAGATATTTAAAGGATGAATTCTATAAGCAAGTTATTATGGGTTTACATAAAATCAAAAATGATGAAGCTTGGGACAAATACAATGAGTATTTAAATTCAGAGAAATGGGAGCTTAAAAGAAAAAAGGTTTTGGAAAGGGATAATTATCTCTGCCAAGCCTGTCTTACAAATAGAGCCGAACAAATACATCATTTAACATACAACAATATTTATGATGAACCATTGTATGAGTTAATATCAGTTTGCAAAATATGTCACATCAAAATTGAAAAACAAAAACAAACAAAAAAATGATTGAAGCACTAGACGAAATCACGGAAATCCCATTTGAAGTTTTTTGGAATAAGTTTATGGATATTTGTCCAGGTATTTATGACAGATACGCAGCAGAAGTGTATTGGGTAAAGATGAGAGAAGCTAATAGAATATTAGCATTTGAATACCTATGCAAGTTTGGTACTGACTACAAAGAACCTTGGAAGCACTTGCATCACTTTGATCTGCCTTGGTAAGTCACCCTACCCCCCCCCTATATGAAACCACTAGACAGACTTAAAGAACTCAAGTTAAACGCTAGCATCAGAGATCATCCAAGCGTACCTAGATATGCAATCGCTTTACCTAAGTATGAGGATAAGACTGCAAATGGGCTTACAAAATGTGTTATTGAATACCTACAGCTCTCTGATCACCAAGCGGAACGAATCAACACAATGGGTAGGCCAATCGACAACAGGAAGCAAGTCACAGATGTACTAGGCAGAACCAAGACAATCGGCTCTATGACCTGGGGTAAGTCTACAGCTACCAAAGGGTCAGCAGAC